AGCTGCAGCTGCTGCTCCTACTTCTGCTTCAATAGTAGAAGCTGCTGTTGCTCCTATTTGTACGGATTGCCCTATAGCTAGTGTTCCGTTTGCACTATAGAACTTAATAAACTTGTTTCCTGAATCCTGTCCAATATTTACATTACCAGCACCGTCAAAGTATACACCTAAGTCCCCGTCTGCAAAGGTGGTTTTATTTGCTGTGACAAACTTACCATTATCTCCACTTGTTCCTAATTGAATTGTGTTTGCTATATTTGCTCTATTTGTAAATGTAGTATTTGCACTTAATCTATTTGCTTGTAATGTTCCTTCAACAATTACTGAGCCATCGAAAGTTTCAACAACTAATGAACTAAAGTTTGCTGCTGTTATTGAACCTGATGAAGTAGCTGCAGAACCGTTATATATTCTTGTTCCAGCTTTATCTGCACTATTGTCTGTTACTGTTATTCTATCGTTTGGTCTTATTGTGCTATCACTTGCATTTGCTATTACAGCTGAAGCTACCGCTTGTGCGGAGGCATTATTAAGAGTACCTGCAAACTTACTTGCTTGTGCTGCTGATATTTGTGAAGTATCACTTTCTTCAAAAGTAAAGATACTTGAACCTCTAACCCCATCAACACCTATGCTACCAGCATTTACTTTTACAAAATTAAGTGTTTTTACTGCTACTGTTACGCCATCTGAATTATCGATAATAGGAATAGTTGTGCTACCTGTAAGAGTTGAACCACTTCCTATAGCTGAGTTTGCATTTAAAGAAACTACTCCACTACCTGATACTGCTGAACTTACGTTAACATCTGTTCGTGTTCCATACCTGAAACTATTTGCAGTATAAGGAGAACTTGCATCATAGCTATATATTTGGCTTCCTTTATATACTTTTGGAGTTGAACTAAAAGTTGTAAAATCACTGATAGTACCACTGCTATTTGCATCAAAAGCATGTGATTCATTATCAAAAGTTACAGTATATGCATCTACTCCTGGAGTACCATCATCTCCTCCGATTGATTTAGATAATGATTGTACTTTTGTAAATGTAAACTCAGTGCCATCACTATTTTTAACTATAATAGTATAAGTTATTTTTGCATTATTTGCAGTCATGGAGTTATGTACTCCAAATCTTCTTGTGTATGTTGAAACAGTACTTGCAGTTCCTACTCCAATACTAGTACCTGAAGCAGATACTCTGAAAGAAGGAGAAGCATAAGGAGAGCTTCCATCATAAGGAACTTGAGTTGTTCCATCGTATACTATAATATCTGTACCAGAATCTTGATAATTTACTGAACCCTGATTAGTTGTAGGCATGGTGTGCGCTTCATTAGATAATATAACAGTTATCGCATCTGCACCATTATCACCGTCCGCTCCGTCTGTTCCAGGTTTTACACCGTACACTGTTAATTGGTCTCTAGCTTTAATTGCTGCAGAGCCACTATCTCTAATTTGAACTTCTATTTTATCAGGCATATTGCCGAAAGAAGATTGAGGTGTGTATGTGTAAGTATTTGTAGTAGTATTTGCCTGACTTACATCATTTAAGAAAAACTCGTAATATACAGTTCCATTTGTATTTAATGCAGTAGCTGTTACTGTTGTACTTGAAGGAGAAGGAGTGCTTCCTGTATTTGCATAGGTAAATGCTTGGTCACCTATAGTTAAGTTTACTGTTCTTGAATCTTCTCCTGCTGAGCCATCTTCACCATCTGCACCTGGTAGTCCATCTGCTCCTTTCTCTCCACTAGCAAAATTAACTAAAGAGAATGTACCTCCAGTATTTAGTACTGAAGCTATTACAGTATCTTTCTGTCTATCGAATCTTAATGACTGTGCAAATAAGTTAGCTCCTGAGTATGTTCTGTCAGAGCCACTAGCTACAGTCATTGAAGTATCATTTTCAATATGTGCTACTCTTGCCCAAAAACGAGAAGCTCCAGCATCGTCTAATATTACTAAGTCCCCTGCTCTAAAGTCTGATAAAAATGTTGTGGAAGACCCAACTACATTTGAACTAAATCTTTCTAAACTAAAAGTACCATTTGCTTGACTTAAGTCTTCATTTGATTGTCCTAATCTTTTAAAGAAGCTAAAGTAATATGGTTGTCCTCCAGTAGCTGTAGCTGCTACATTGTCTGTTCCAGCAACGACTGCTCTTAATACGTCTGTTCTTGTATTTCCTCTTGCTAAGTTTCCGTCATAATCGAATAATAAATAACCTGTTTGACCATTTGCTAAACTTGAAAAGTTTTGTTGAGTAAAATTAGTATTACCACTTTCTATAGATATACTAGGTATTCCAGTAGGTGGAGTAAATGTATAAGTGCTTGAATCAAAAGTTACAGTACCGTTTGCACTGCCTATACTCATTCCTGTAGTTAAAGTTCCACCTCTAGCAATTTGTTGATTTAATCCTGCTCCAATTACACCTTCACTTGGTATACCTATATCTGAAGGGTCAAAAGTAAACTTAGCTTGTATAAACTCAGAAGTGTACCCTTGAGTATTAACTGTTCTTACACGTACTCTGTACTCATCCCCTGGCGGTATATTTCTTATGCTAAAACTGCTTTGTCCTCTACTTCTAATTTGTTCTCTAATAAAGCCACTATTATTTCTTACTTTATCAGATTGAGGCACATCATGTTCTAAGTCAAAACCAGCTAAGTGTTCATAAATATCATCTAATGCATTTCCGTCTGAATCTGTTCTTACAGATTTTGGTGCTGTCCATTGTACTAAAGCTTTATAGCCTCTTATTGGTTGGTCAACATCTGTAACATCTCCACCTTCTTCATCAGGTANTATTTGTANAGATACATTTATTGGCAGTGGAACTATCTCTGTTCTAAGAGGTGGTCTCATTATATCAGGTATATCTGGTATTACCCAACCTCTATCTATTTCTGTAAACTTGTTAACATCATATTCTGCTGCAGTAATTTCAAACTGTAGCTCTTTTGTTTTTTCTTTTATACCAGTAATAATATACTCTTTTGCACTTCCAGTTACATCAGCTCCTGATGCTTGTTGTCCTGTAATTGCATATATTACTTCACTGTTAGGTGCGGAACTAAATGCACTTGATACAGTTACATTTGATGAGTTATATGATGAAATAGGTTTTGTTTCTATTCTTTGATCTTCTGACCATATAACTTGTACTTGGCCACCTGAATCATCTTTTAATTGTGATGCAGAAGCTTGAGTTGAGATTGCTGTTCCGTTTGCGTGTTCTAATACAAGGTCGCCTACTTTATAATCTGTGCTGTTAATTGTAGCAGTTGGTTGCGCTATATATGCACCTCCGCTTGGATATATTAAATGTAAATCAAAATTATCTGTACCATTTAGACTTAATGCTCTATCTGTTTCGATTACAGTAGTAGTAGAAGCTTTTGCAGTTGATACTCTTCCAGAGAATTGTACATCTTTGTCATCTGCATCTTGTACAAGAATAACATCTCCAGCAACTAAAGCACCCCCATTGATACCTGTACTAAATGTTACGATTTCTTTTTCTAATTTTTCAGTAAGTAAATGCCATCTTCCAAGTCTTTGTGCTTGACCTTGAGAAGTACAACCAAGAGCTGGTAAATCTTTTGATATTACCCTACCTGTTTCTGCAATATTATTATCGTCTGTTACTATTTCTACTGCTTGTTTATATCTATTATCTGGGTCATTCCAAGTAACCTTTACTTCATTTGTTCTAAATCTTCTAGAACTGCCTGAATAACTAAAAGTTCCTTCAATAACATTTGATTTACCAAAAGTATATATCGGGCCTTTCTCTCTATTTGAGTTTAAACTCACTTGACCATTGTGCCAAATAAGCATACCACGAATCATAGTACTTAAATCTTTAAGCAATCTTAAAGCATCTTGACCTTTCTGTATATATAAGTTACATGAGAAGCGAGGCTCTGTTCCGCCTTTTCCATTTGGTACAAGTTCGTCACAGTACTTCGCTAAATTATATAAAGTGTATTTATCTACTTGTGTAAAGTCAAAATCTGGGTCTACATACTTTCCAAGACCATATCTTGGATTTGTAATTAAGTCCATAAATATCCATACTGGATTACTGGTATATACAGGCATATAGTTAGGACTTGTAGCACTAAAAGTTTTTTGGTCTCCTCTAAAGTTACCGTCCCAGTCTACAGGGTTTCCTGTGTCTGCACCTGTAGTAACATTACGACTATAAGAAGCAGTTGCCCTTCTTGCTCCTGTATTATCATGTATTTCATCTGCTGGAAAATAGTTAGTAGGAACTTTTACTTTTAGTCCTCTAATTTCGTACGCTCTTTCAGGTATATCGTCAAAATCTTCAGCGTCAACTACTACAGCTGCATAAGCTGTGTAAGGATACGTTAATTTATCAGTAATAATATTTTCTATAGATACTAAACTACCTTGGTTACTTTGTTGCCAACTATTTTCTTTTTGATTTACTGGAGATACTCTTTGAACTTCTATTTTGTAATCAGTAAAAGGTTGGTATTTTGATATATCAAAACTAAATATACTATTGAAAGGAGCTTGTATCTTTCCATCAATTATACCTGAGCTACCAGATCTTACACGAGTATTTCCATGATAATCTCTAACATTTGAAGATAAAGTTCTTCTACCATAAATAACTTGTTCATTATTTGAAAAAGTATCTGTTGAATCTGTTTTATATGAAAAAACTATTCTATATTCAGCAAATCCCGGTCCTTTCTTACCATTTTCTTTATTAGAAATCATTGAAGCATGATTTAAAGTTACACGAATAAAATCTACTTCTCCTGGGTCTGCTATATTCATACCAGTAGAAGCAACTCTGCTAATTCCTGCTTCTCCGTTTCTATCAGGAGAAATGTCAGTATTTATTCCAAAAGCAGTATTAGTTGGTTGACCTATTGATCTTAAATCTGTTTGGTCTAAAGCTGCATTTATTGAATGTGCTGAAGAAGCACTACCTATACCAGAAGGAGCAGATAGATATGCTTGTTCTCTTTCTCCTTTTCTAAATGCCCAGCCAAAGTTGTTAAAATTGTATTTTAGTACGTCTCCTGTTGCTGATTTAGGAGGAGATATTATAACTGCAGTAGCTGAAGTTGTTACTCCGCCACCATTTGTTAAAGTTGCCTGAGTGCTACTATCTATAGTTGAAATTGTATCTACTAAGTCGATTGAAACGTTAGCAGAAGAAACTGTTTTTGCAGGAGGACTGTCTACTCTTACATGAGTAACATTTATAAATTGAGTTATTTGACCTGCATACTCTGTGCCGTCTTTACCCGCTCCTTCTATTCTAATAAATTGATTTAATGGTTTTGCTTCATCTCTAATATCATCTGCTGCAAAGAAAGAAGTAGCAGTACTAATAATATTATTACCTGCAGAAGTAGAAGCATTTGTAGCTCTTTTCTTACCTGCTATCCGTCTTTACCCGCTCCTTCTATTCTAATAAATTGATTTAATGGTTTTGCTTCATCTCTAATATCATCTGCTGCAAAGAAAGAACTAGCAGTACTAATAATATTATTACCTGCGGAAGTAGAAGCATTTGTAGCTCTTTTCTTACCTGCTATTACAGATATGTATCTTTGTCCTTGTGCAGTAGTAAGATTTTCAAATACAGCTCCACCGCCTTGGTCTGTTACTATCCTACTTGTTGCATTATAAGAAGCATTAGGAGTCCTAAGTAGTTGAAAATAAGTACCTACATTGGCAGATGCTACAGGGTTGCCGTCAATTACAATACTGTTTGGTCCGTTAACTAATCCCTCAATCGGGCCTTCAGACACAGCATCATATATGACAGCAGTCTGATGTCTAGTAGATTTTGTTAATTTATTATATCTGGAGTTTCCTGCCATTATTTTTGTTCCTCTGTAATTATAGCGTCATTACCGCCACCAGTTCCACCACCAGAGCCACCACCTGCTGAACCTCCACCGGTTCCTCCTGAATAGCTACCTGAGTAAGTTCCATCTTTCTTTCCGAAAGTGAATCCATTACTTGCAGTAATTTTTGTGTCTGTAAATCCAAAGTTTATAGGTGCACCGCCTACTTCTAACTTACCATAAGCTAGAGGCACTGGTATACCTACTTTGGCGTTATTAATCGGGCCTTTAAATAGATTTGATTCATCCGATGCATCATCGGGCATTTCGGGAGTTAACATATCTACTATTCCTTTTAGTGCGAGCAATCCTCCCCCAACTATAAGAGCTACCCCAACAGCTGTTGTTGCTCCAAAAGTAAATACTCCTAGTATTATGAGTGCTACTCCTAGTAACGCTTTTAAAAAGTCTGCTCCTTGAGGTAAAGGAGTAACAATTAAATCATCCTCTCCTAGGTCACCGTGTAAATTATCATAATCAAGAAGTTCTGAGCCTTTTGCAACATGAAACTCTATACCTTTATCGGTACAGTCTAATAAATATTTTCTAAGACCACCTTTCATTTGGTCAATAGCGTGCATAGCTTCATGAACATTTTTACATACGAGTTCATGCTCTTTTCCAAAGAGTTCTCCCATTCTTCCTAATAATATTATCTTTCTTTTCATTGTGGTTCTAAAATAAATACCTCTTGTTGTGGGTAAGATACAATCATATATGGTATACCTACCGCATTACAGTTGTCAATGTCATACTGACTTGGACGACATTCCGAGTCATAGTGACTATGGACAACATATTTTATATTCGAATTGAGTTGATGATGTATGAACAGTTTTGCGTCAATTTTAAACTGTGAAATATCTTCGTGGAGATTTTCACTCGGAATATATTTTTCCTCATTATCATCTACTATAACAAGTCCGCAACATTCTCCTGGAGCAGCCGATTTTGCATGAGCAAATATATCAGCTATCATTATGAGAACGCCTTAGCTGCTGGAAAGCCTCCAAACGGCAACTCAGCAGTAGTGTCTGTGCTGGATTTTCCAGTTGTACTAGTATTTGATGCATCTTTTGGTATAAATCCAAATCTCATCTTACATCCATCTAAACTTTTACTACAAGTATCTCCTCTTGACCAGTAAATACCAAAATCTGGTTTTGTACTTTCACTTGGTTTCACAGCTTTCCACATAATTACTTTATTATATGTAGGGCTAGAAGATACATTATCTGTGAATATTACATAATCATTATATCTATCATCTGAATATGTAAAATATTCTGTGCCATGTGAATATGTTGTATATGTTCTCACAGGCTTAAACTTACTATTTGATAAACTTATTGTACCAGGGCTACTAGTAGTTTCTGTAGCCTGCCAATACAACGCATTAGTAACACTTGTTGTTGTTCCGTTTGCATTAAATCTCAATGCAGTTGTATTTGTTTTATAATAAGCATCTATTGTAATACTAGCTGGAGTATTACTTGCTGTTAAACTGCTAACAACACTTGCTGGAATGATATACTCATCATCTACATTTGTATATACTGTGTATTCTGTTCCACCGTTTTTAATAGGCTTATATTTATTATCTACATTCCAAGTACAGCCACTTTGTGCTTTTTGGTACTCTTCTAAATGGTCACTTGCTCCCTGATACATAAAGGGACATCTATTTGCTACAATAGAACGACCTGGTAATTGTATTCCACTTAAATCAAAAGGAGAAGCAAGTTCTAAAGTTACTTGTATCTTAGTTCTTGATTTAATTCTATCTATGTACCATACTTGTCTAGGAAACTCTACTGGTGGACTTGCATCCCCGCTTTCTCCATATAGATATTTCTTAAGAGTAAGTCTGCGAATTACTTTTAGTCCAACTAAAGAATCATATTCTGTAGTTCCTATTCCACCACTAAATGCTGTAGTTGCATTTGCTATCGAGACAGTAGGCTTTGGCTGAGCACCATCATTTTTAGTTTCAAAACCGTCTGCTTTCATTGGTATAGCAGTGTAAGTTCTAATAGTACTATTATTAGTAAAGTCTCTCATCTGAACACTAGTCAAATCAGAGTCTACACCTGACATTACATATATGTAAGCATTTTTAGTATACTCTATTTCAAAAAGTTGTACCAGTTCTGAGCCTGGATCTAGCTTTTGTAAATCTTTTATTATAATCTTTTCTGTCATTATGCTTCGTAAACTCGTCTAGCTGTTGCTTTTAAGTCATAGTAGTCATCATACTTCCAAGTCTGATTCCATTTTTCTATAACCACTTTTACTGTTTCTTCGTTTCCACTTTCATTTGTATTTGCAAAAGTATAATCAAAAGCAGTTGCTCCCTTTTTACTTGCAAAGAAATCTACAATATCATCAATCTCATCTTTAGGTCTATTTACAAAAGAAAGTTCAAAAGATTGCTTAGTATTATTTATACCATTTGCAATTCTTTGCTCATATCCATCACCGAACTCTGCTTTAAATATTACAGTTTCGTTTGATTGTGTAAAACCTTTATCTGGTCTTACAACTCCTAATGATCCACCTACGTTAAATCCTAATGCCATAATCTTATCCTGTTGGGTTTAATATTCCGCCTGGAGCTTGTTCTTTCATAATGGTTGACATTACGGAAGCATTAATTGCTTCTGCTAGTGCTGAACCACCGTCTGCTGTTACATCTGCATTTGCTCCTGAGCCATCAATATTTACATTTATACTTGTATTGTTTGTTGCGTTTGCACCTCTTCCTAAATCTACTGGTATACTTCTATTATCTGGTAGTGGTACAACGGCTTCATTTTGTTTTCCTTCTCCAACTAAATATGTTGGTTGAGTTGCTATTCCACCATCAGCATATCTTGGCATTACACCACCTTTTGCTAGTCCAATGATTCCACCTTTTGCTAATCCGAAGATAGATAAGAATGGTGCAATCATGTTTAATCCAGGTATCATACCTATAATAGAGGAAAGTATTCCTCCACCTGCTAGGCCTCCGCCTCCGCCGCCCATTCCTAACATACCCATTATTCCTGATAATGGACCACCTGCTGCTCCTGTGGTGCCTTCTGTTCCGCCCAATGCTCCACCAATAGCATCTGATATTTTTCCATCCGCACCTTTTCCTGATGCAGTCAATAAGTTCTTCGGGTCGTCAGTTATTTTAACAGCCATTGGATTATTATCAGTTCCTAGTACTCCTGCTAAGCCTTTACCACTGTTTGCAGCTCCAAGTATTGAAGAAGCTAAGCCTGTACCTTGTAAACCCCCTTGTGATACTATGCCTCTTTTTATACTTAGCTGACCAACGGTTTCTAAGTGTTTCGTTCTTTGTGATTCTAGTCCTTTAATTTTATCTGAGTTATCTGCATGTCCATAGCCGAAGAAAGATTCTCCTTGACCTTGAAGTATTCCGATAGTATTTGTTAATTGATTTGCAAATCCTTTTGATTGATTAATATAGTGGTCAAGTACACCTATACCTGCTTGTTGAGTAGTTTTATCTGATACACTTTCAGCAACTACTGCAGCTGGGTCTTCTCCAGATATTACTTTAGCCATATTCTGTACATGCTGACTCATTACACTTGCCATTCCCTCTATGTGTGATGTAAATAATGCTTGTTGTTTGTTTGCTAGTTGTTCTTCTTCGGTCATGTCAATACTTTGCTGTCCTGGTACTATACCAAGTTGATTTGCAATATTACCTCTAAGAGCATCGAATCCTTTTTGGAATCCACCAACCAGTGGATTTACTATAAATCTTTCAACTCCTATACCCATTAGTTGTTTTTGAATACCATCTTTTATTGCTGCAAATCCTTCAGCACTACCTTTATCTCCAAGTAGTATATCTGTAAAGTTTGTTTGTGCAAGTTTTTCAAATGTTTCTGTAAATGTTGTTGCTATTTGTCCAACTAAACTTAACTGACTTTGTAAAGCTAGTATTTGAGCATCCATTATGCCTAATTGGTCTTCTTGCACTTGTGATAGTAATTGTACTTCTCTACTATTTTCTCCATACTGCGTTTTGATTCGATCTAGCATATAGCTTTGTTCTTCATCTAGTGTAGCTCTTTTTGCGGCTAATACTATTAGCTCATTTTCTGTTTTAAATCTTTCATTTATTTTTGTATTAAAGATACCTAGTAAGGTGCTTTCTATTTTTTGTCTATCTGCTAGTCTTTTTGTAATTACCTGCATATCGGCAATTACTTGTAATTCGTTTCTTCTAAGTTGAAGGGCTTTTTGCAATTCACCGACGGTTTTGCTTTCGGTATCTGTAATAGTTTTGCCATAATCTGCCATTTTTTCATCTAATATGATTTTTTCCATCATGCTAGTATTATATTGGCTCATTAGAGAGGTTGCTTTATCTAAAGCCTTTAGTTCTTTTTCAAAGAAAGAACCTTCTACTTGTTTAATAAGAGAAGATCTTGAATCTACTAAACCTTCAGTTATTTCTTTTAATTCTGCAGACACCATACCTAATCTATTTAATTTTACTACTTGTGTGTCTACATGATCTGCATTTGTTGTCAGAGTTATTCCTAAATCTCTAAATAGTGGGTTTATTTCATTTAATTTATTTATATTATCTTGGACTCCCATTGCTAAGTTGCCATATTCTACAGTGTTTACATCTTGTTGTTTTTGTAGTAATCTTAGCTGACTCACTAAACCAGAAGTTCCTATTTGTTTTGCATAAATCTCAATCTCTCTTGTTGTACCTTTAAACTTATCATCAAGTTCAAAGTTTGCTAAAGTAGTGTAAAACTGTTGAGTAGCCTTGTACATATCGTCCATAACTTTCTTTCTGGCGTCAAGTGCTTTATTGTCTTTTGTTGCTTTTTCATATTTTCTCTGAGCTGATACTTCATCTTCTATAGCCTGTAACCTCATTTTATGAGCTTTTTCTGAAAAACCAAAAAACTCTAGTACACTTGCAGCCATTTTTTTAAATCCTGCCATAGCTTTTCTAAATCCTAGAATAACACCGTCAAAGTTTTTTATAATTTGTACAATAGAACTAACTACCATTATAACTATACCAAGCACACCAGCTGCACCCATCACTTTGCCTAAGAAAGTCATAGTAGCTGCACCTGCTCTAGATATCATTGCAAACATAGTTTGGAAATGTCCAGTAAGTGTCATGGTCATAATTTTACCTTTTGCAACATATCTTTGCATATGGAATCCTAGTTTTTGAAAAGTAGTAGCACTACCTGCTTTCATTTTTGCAAAAGATATTTCCATATCTCTAACTTTATTAATGTTAGCTCCTTTAAATATACCAGTAGTTATTTTCCCATGTTTTTGATACTGCATTTCTGCTGACTTTAAAGCTTTCTTTAAGTTCGCTTCATCTGTACCAGTCATGGTTCCTTGCATTGCTCTTTTTAACACAGGAGATCCTGTACCAACTTTTCTACGCATACCTTTTGCTTGGCCTTTTAGGTCATTTCTTCCTACAGCTCCCAGACCTGCCCCAGAAGCTGAACTAGATAGTATATCTGTTTTTACTTTTAAAGAGTCTACCTGGCCTTTCATACGTTCTACTGCTTCACCTGACTTGACTGCGGCTGCTGTAAAAGCTCCACCTATACCGTCAATAGAAGGGAACACTTGGGCAGCAATTGATTTTGCAAATAATCCAATAACGGCTATAGCCGCTACAATATTTTCATTTAGTAGTTTTGCAAAGAAATTAGCTAACGGACTTATAAACTTAAGAATAGTTTGCATTAAGTCTGTAAAAGTAGTTGCTAATTGATTTAATTGATTGATTGGAACTTTACCAGAAATTGCGTCAAAGTTTTCTGAAGCCTGTCTTAATGTTTCGTTTAAAACCGCTTGTGATTTTTCATAAGTAGTTAAATCTTGATAATTTTTACCTATTTGAGCACCATACTTACGAGCAGCAGTTTCCAGCCTTAGTGTAATACCAAGTTCGTCTAATAGTTCTGGTTCTGCTTTTGTTGTACCTTGAACGATACGATTGAATGTGTCTTCGAAGTTTCTACCAAGTGCAATAGCGGCATTTTTAGAAGCTTCTGCTACTTGAGTAATTTGGTCAGTAGTAAAACCTTTTGCAATCATGATTGCTGTAGATGCACCTGCTTTTTGTAAGTCAATCTGAGCACCAGTTGCTACTTTTAACTGTGCCGCAATCATATTCATGTTTACACCAGTTTGGTTAGCAAATGCTTCTTGTGATTGTTGTAAAGCTTTAAAGTCTGCAGCATTTTGCATAACTCTAAATGCAGCTCCAAGAGCAAAAAGGGTGGATGCTAGAACAGCATATGATTGGACAAGTCCGCCCGTCCCTTGTTGCATACGAGCAAAGGCTTTTGAACCAGATTCAACACGACCAGACATAGCCTGCATATTCCTACGCACATCGCCTGATGATTTCTTTACTTGGTCTAATCCTTTACTAGCGCTTTTAGCTTTTTGGCCTACCTGTTTAAGAGTACCGTCATCGGTAACCTCAAAGGTAATAGTTGCGCCTTTAATCTTTTTTGCCATTTACTTTACTTTCGTTTTACGCTTTTCAGCGTCCTGTCGAGCTTTTACTTTTACATTCATCATGTCTTGATGATAATGCTCAATGTGCTTTAAAAAATAGATACAAGTTTTTTTATCTTCTATCTCATGAACATCTAAAACTGTGCCCAATGCAGATAAATCTTTACCCATATAAAAACCTGACATTCCATCCCATCGGTCTGAAAGTAAGTTATGTATAAAAAACGCTTCTTGTACCTCTCTAGGATATATGTCCATAGTTGGAGGCATTTTTTCAGGGTCAGGCTCTTGATTTAGTTGCTCACAAACTGCGAGATACTTCTCTAAATCAATTCCTGTGTCCTTAAAGTGTCTTTTTATTAACGCAAGTATTTGTCTTACTTGCGTTGAGTAAAATTATCCAGATCTCCTACAGTATCGGTAACCCATTGGTCGAAGTCTGCTGCGTTTCTCATTAGAGTCTCCGCATTTTCTTGAGAATACTCAAGTTCTTCGTCTTTGGCCACTCCGCTTGTATCTACTAATAGAAGCTCTTCTAAGTAAGAATACTTTAGCCCTTTCCAATTTTTGATGATTGATTTGCAATATTCGTGTAAGAATGTTTCTTCATCGAGTTTTTCTTCAAATGCTCTAGTTTTCTTATTAAACGTATTTTTTAAGCATCTACTTCTGAGTTTTAGTAACTCTTCTCGACTAAGGTAAGTCAAATCTACAACAAATCCATCGAATCCTGGAAAGTCGATTGATACTGTCTTGCTTGGAGTTAATAAACTCTTCAGTGATACTGGTGTTTTTACTTCTTTTTCTGTCATAATATTCCTATAAAATGGGAGAGCCGAAGCCCTCCCGGTTTATGTTTTAATTAGCTTACGTAAGTAATGCCAACTTCATTTGTAGCTGAAGCGGCTGTACCTGATGATAAGTCTGTTGATAAGCCATGGAAGGCTACATCTACGGACACTACATCTTCGAAACTATGTGATGGTAATTCTAAATGTGCTTTCGCAACTTGAACATTTGCTCTTGGAGTATTACCACTACCTCCAATGCTGAATGTTAAATCAAATGCGTTTGTAATTACACCACGAGATTCTTGCAATCTCTCAAATAAGTCAAGTGAGCCATTTGCAGTATCGTTTAGATAACAAGTGAAGTTACCTGATACTGACCTTGTACCCATGACATGACCTAATGGTAAATTAACTGAACCTAATGTTTCTGGTGTTAAGTAAGTAAGATTATTTTCTATTGTAATATTACCTCCTGTTAATGTAACACCATATGTTACATCACTTCCGTCAACATTCAATGCGCCTAATGTACCTGTTGATTCTGATACATCAAAGCTGATTGCTAAGTCTGTTAATTTTTGTCTAATATAATTACTTGTTGAACTAATGCCTTCGTCAATTAAGCCTAAAGCAGTTGTTCCTGAGCTTTCTGTGTTAAGAGAAGCTACTTCTTCAACTGATTGACCATTTCCAGACCAAGCAATTTGTGCTAATCCTTCTATGTCAAAGTCAATTGAAGCTGAACCGACTGAACAGTTTGCTAATTTATAAACTGTTACGCCTTCTGTTCCTGTTGTATACAATGCTGTAGAAGTATCTTTCGATGCTCCTAGTACAAAGTATAAATCAAATACCCCTAGTGTTACTTGGTTAGAGTTTCCAAAATCAAAATGCTTCGGCTCGTAAGTCGCTGCATTA